TTGATCCAAATCAACTCTTTTGCAAAAAAGTTGAAGATTCTCAGGCATCCTGGGGTCATAGCTCACAAAGTCACACCAGTTAGTCTGTGTGCAACCCATCTGCCATGTCATTTGGGTAATGTACTTGCTAGGCACTTTGCCAGATAACAAAGTGTCAACGTGTGTGGCTGTGTTTGGGCATTTTATTTCTAACAATCCCCCATCAACCAATCCATCTGGACTTGCACCAGACATTTCAATTCTGGGATGCTGGACAAACCCAACTTGGTTAACCATGCAGTTGTATTTGACCTCGTATGCTGACCTAGCCAATGGTTCAGTCTCAGTCCCCCACTGCATAGCAGAATTGCTAAAAGACTCACTAGGCTTGCCTGTAAGCCTCTCACATAGCAATTGAGCCATATAGTTATCCCTGCTTGTGGAATAGCCTGATTTTGTCTTGGCTACTATGTCTGCAACTCTTGATGCTGTGACCTTTCCAAGCCTAACCTGAAACCACTCATCTGTGCCTTGTTCTATTTCACTCATGACTTTTCCTTGTATTTTTTGTTAACACGGTCTGCTTCAATAAGCATTTCAATTACATCAGTGATGGGTATATCTAAAAAATCGGTTACGCTAGACAATGTATCTACTAATGATAAAACGCTGTTTTTAAAACTTACCCCTATAAAAACATCCATAATTTCGTCATGTATTTGTTCTAGTGTTTTTTCTTTAGGTTTCTTAGCCATTATTTAGCCTCCAATTTCTTTTTCATTTTGTCTTTTACAGCAATTACTTTAAGTTGCCAAGGTTTATCACCATCAGTAGCTGAAATAGCCTTAACAAAGTTTTTCTGCAACTCTGGTAAATCTTGGCTTTGAGCTATTGCCTCTAACCAATCAGCCATTTCAGACTCATTTACATTAGATTTTGGCTCTGGCTTTCTAGATGCCATGTTGCCATCATCATCTTCTGGGGCAATGCCACAGGCACTCATCAGGGAGTAGCGCCTTGCATAGGTCAAAGCACTGCCATAACCCTGTGGGTCTTGTTTGCTTGCAGGAACATGCAATACACCACACTCCAAAGTCTCCCCAGACTCATGCAGAAATATGGTTTCCACACTTACCCCAGTTGCATTTTCATAAAGTTTTTGCATCATGCCTATGCCATTGTTGTTTAAGGCATCAATTACAGCCTCCACACAAGCTGAAAGGTCTGCATATTTGGATTTGAAATGTGGGTTAGTGCTTGACTTTAGAGCTGGTCCAAACTCTTTCTGTGCCTTTACAAATGCTGTTGCTATTAACTTTCCACCTTGATTAGTCATAATGTTCCCCATGTAATTAAAATAAATAAAATAATTGAAATAATAATGCAAGCTGTAATTACCATCTTGTCTTCTTTGTCAAAACCCTCATCCTCAAAGTTTGGTTCTGGATGCTCAGGAAATGCCTCAGCTAGTGTTCTTGGAAATGTCTTTGTTGTGGGATTAATATTCCCTTTTCTAAATTTAATTGTCATCTTCGTCCCCCATGCAATTGTCGCAACCAGGATGATCGGGGTCTGAGCAGATTGGATTTGCTCTCAGAATGTTGTATTGACGAGCTTCCCAAAAGTCTTGCGCTTTGAGTTCTCTTATATCGTCGTCTTCTTCAAAATAACTTCTATTACTCATAATGTGTCCTTAATTTATTTTAATTTGTCTGTATCAGTTTTGTGCTGATGTTTGTTATTGTAAACACATATTTACCTTTTTTTGTAGGTAGTTTCCCTAAAACCACAAAAATAATTAATTTAGTCAATATTTGTGTACAATCAGCAACATGACAAAGCAAAAAGCCATATTACTTGCAGGAACACCAGCCAAACTAGCCAAACTTTTAGGAGTTACTAGGCAGGCTGTAAACAATTGGGATGAGATACCCAAGGGCAGGCTATGGCAATTGAGAGTTTTAAAGCCTGAATGGTTTGATGAGCTATTGAGATTTTGATGTAAAATATTTTGAAACTGGGCTAGAAAGGGATTGATCCCCCTTTTGAAAAGAGAACTCCCCTCCTGCCATAGTTTCTTTTCTGGGAGCAACGCGGAGCATTTATGAGAATAAAAAATTGGACTAAATTTCAGCATTTCAAGGATAGGAAACCACCTTGGGTCAAACTGTATCGTGACCTTTTGGATGACATAGATTGGCATGAGCTTGATCCTTTGTCTGCAAAAGTTCTTTGTATGCTTTGGCTTATTGCCTCTGAAGATGATGGAAATATACCTGAGCTAAAAACACTTAGTTTTAGACTCAGATTGCCATTAAAGACTACTAAAGATTGCTTATCTAAACTTAATCATTGGCTGATACATGATGATATCAATGTGATATCAAAACTATATCAACATGATAGTCTAGAGACAGAGACAGAGTTAGAGAAAGAGAAAGAGAGAGAGATAGAGATAAAGACAAAAGCCTCAAGGCTTTCCCCAAACTGGAAATTATCTGATGATGATTACAATTTTTGTAAATCAGAAAGACCAGACCTTGATCCACAAAAAATAGCTGAATCTTTTAAAGATTATTGGATTTCTAAACCTAAAGATGCAAGTAAAACTGATTGGTCAGCAACTTGGAGAAATTGGGTAAGAAGACAGGACATTTCTAAAAACAAACAAAAATCTTTTTACCAAAGTGATTTAGAAATTAAAAAAGCTAGACATGATGAAATGGTAGGAAAAACTAGAAGATCAACTATTGACATAACCCCTAATGACATATTGGAGCTGAAATGAGCCTACCCATAGAAGTTATAAACAAGGTTTTTTTAAGACTTTCCAATACCTATGGATCAAGTTGGGATTCCATGTGGGCATTAAATGACATTCATGAAGTCAAAGAACTTTGGGCTAATGAGCTTAATTTTTTTCATGAAAAATGGGATTGTTTCAGATGGGCTTTTGAAAATCTACCTGAAAGACCTCCAAATTTAATTCAATTTAAAAAATTATTGATGGAATGTCCAAAATTAAGAATTGAAACTCAAGTTTATTTACCACCACCAGATGTTCCACCAATGTCTGATGAAATAAGAGAAAAAATAAATGAACTGCGAAAAAGTCTAACTGCTCATAAATATGAAAGGTGAAAAATGAGGAAATGGATTTTTGAAGATGTTTGACTGGGATGCAGAGTATGCAAGCATAGTCAAATTTTATGCTCAATTAGCTTTGAGAAATGGATGGATTGATTATGTAAGATATGCAGTTAAACAAAAACAAGAAACAGAACCCTTGCTAAAAAATTTGGCAAAAGATGTGGCTCAAGAAATTAAGGAATTAAAAGATGAGAACAGCAAGTAGGATTGATAATAACCAAAAAGCCATTGTGGAGGCTCTCAGAGCTGTTGGAGCTACTGTTTACCATATCAAAGAGCCTTGTGATCTACTGGTTGGCTATCATGGTCAGACCTTGCTTATGGAGGTCAAAAACTTAGAAAATTCTTATGGCAAGAAAGGATTTAATGCAAATCAGAAACATTTTGCTGAAAATTGGAAAGGAGGAGCTTTTTGCCTTGTGGATAGTATTGAATCAGCTCTCAGAATGTTAAACATAATGGTTGATTAATATGCACGATCCTTTTAAAATAATTGAACCAACTGTAATTTCTTTTTCTGGAGGAAGAACTTCAGCATATATGTTGTGGCGTATATTGCAATCAAATAATGGTTTACCTAAAGATGCCATAGTTTGTTTTGCCAATACTGGAAAAGAAATGGAGGAAACTTTAAAGTTTATTCAAGATTGCTCAGTAAACTGGAATGTACCAATACATTGGGTTGAATACATCAATGAAGTTCCCGGATTTAAAGAAGTCAACTATGAATCAACAAGTAGAAAAGGTGAGCCATTTGAACAAATGTTGAGTAAAAAACAGTATTTACCAAGTCCAGTCATGCGTTTTTGTACTATTGAATTAAAAATTAGAACAATCCATAAGTTTTTAAAAAATAAAGGTTGGGATCATAACGAAAATATGGATTGGGTTGGAATAAGAGCCGATGAACCAAGAAGAGCAGCAAAAATACAGCGGGAAAGAACGCCCTTAGTTTCTGCTAACATTAATTCTTATGATGTAGGTTTATTTTGGAAAAATCAAAGTTTTGATTTAGGTTTACCTAATTTCAATGGAAAAACTTATCATGGTAATTGTGATTTATGTTATTTAAAAGGTGAAAAGCAAACTTTAAGTTTAATTGCAGAAAAGCCTGAAAGAGCAATTTGGTGGGCAAATATGGAAGAAACTCATATAAATAAAGCAATTAACCAAGGTAACAAATTTAGAAAAGATAGACCAACATATAGACAAATGTATGATTATGTTTTAGCTCAAAAAGATATGTTTGTTGATGTTGTTGATGAAGAAGCAATAGCCTGCTTTTGTGGCGATTAAGATGAAACAATATAAATTAGTCAATGTTGATCAGGGTACTGCCTTGATAAGAACTTTGTGGGCAAAAATGAAAACAGCATTGGAATCAGGGAAAACCCTAGTTATGACTGTTCAAGAGGAAACCAGGACTCATGACCAAAATGCCAAATTCCATGCAATTATTGCTGATATAGCAAAACAAGCAGAGCATTATGGAGGTAAGTGGGATGTAGAAAGCTGGAAAAGATTTTTAATAGACCAATTTGCCTCAGAAACAGGTCTAAGAGCCTCTAACATAGTTCCATCCTTAGATGGGTACAGGATTGTTCAATTGGGCATGCAAAGCCGTTTTTTTACCAAAGACCAAGCCAGTCAATTTGTAGACTGGTTACAGGCTTGGTGTGCTCAGAAAGGAATTGAACTTGATAGCACATCCTAAAAGGCAATATGTTAGAAGTGCCAAACTTTTAAACAATATTAGATACCTTCATTGCCAAGCCTGTGGAGTTGATGACCAAACAGTGGTTGGTGCTCATTCAAATTTACAGGCACATGGCAAAGGCAGGAGCATTAAGGCTGATGACAATATGGTGGCGGCTCTGTGCTGGGACTGCCACCATGCCTTAGACCAAGGACATTATCTAAACAAAGAGGAAAAAGAACAATTCTGGCTTGAGGCACATCTTAGAACAATATATAACCTAATAAAAGCTGATTTATATCCTAAAAATGTTCCTTTGCCAAAAACTTATTTAGATTGGCAAAATGGCTTGAATTAACTCTTTTCTGGATGTGCCTTTTCCATAGGCAGATGCTCATGCTTTTTGAGCTTGTCTTCTAGCCTATGCAACTCATGCTCAGTCTTCTTTTCATGCTCTCTCAAAACCACATAATGTGATTTAGGAGACTCATAAGTTTTGCCTGTAATTTTAAAGTTTTTCATGCTATTTTCTTTCCTTCTTGAAGTTCAGCTAATGATAGTCCACCAGTGTATTGGAAATGTGCCATTTCTTTAAAGTGAACCCATTTGCCTGCCCACTCTAGACCAGCTTGCTCACCTAATTTACCTATGGTTGCCCAAACTGGGTGACTTCCATCCCAATCAGCTTTTCCATTAACAATAGGCACAACATCAACAGCACACCTATAGTTATGGAAAGACTCACCCCCTTTAGCATTTGTAACAATTCTTCCTTCTGTGGTTCTACCTTGAGCATATAGTGCATCCTGACTTTCATTATCCCTATATGTAGATGTAACCAACAAGTCAATGCCAGAATGTTGGCAAGCCTTAATAAAATCTTCAACCTTTGCTTTAACTTCA